CCGCGCGCGCCGCCCAGTGCGCCAGCGCCGTCGTCTTGCCGAACCCCGCCGGCGCGCTCACCACCGTCAGGCGGTGCGCCCCCACCGCGTCCGCGAGCGCCCGGGTGCAGCGGGCGCGCTCCACCGAGCCCCGCGGCGGGCGCGGCACCGTGAGCTTGCCGGCCGGCGTCCGCAACGACCCGGTCTCGCCGATTGCCTCAGCGTCCATCTCCACGCCCCCCGACGCGTCGGACGTCCGCGGCGGGCCGTGACTCGGGCGGTGCCCGCGGCGCCCCCGGGTCGCCGGTACCCAGCCTGGCACATCCGGTGTGCGCTGCGTCACACCTTTGTTGACCCGGATCACCGACACGCCGTGACCGAGGTCGTCGCGGGGCGCTCGGCCGGGCTGGTGCGGGCTCGTGCGACGGGTTCGTCCGGCGGGCTCACGGAGCGGGTTCATGCAGCACGGGTGAGGCGCGACCCGCTGCGCTCGGCTGTGCTCGGTGCTGCGGGTCGTCCGGACCGGGCACGGGCGGAGCACGGAGGCGGTGGGCGGATTGGCGGAGGCGCGCGACCCCGAGGTCGTCCGGGCAGCCGCCGAGGCGTACGTGTGGGCGTACCCCGCCCTGCTCGGCTACCGGGAGCTGCGGACGGAGGTGCGCACCGGGGTCGCCGCGTTCGACGTCTTCGACCTCGACGACGCCCCGCCCGCGCCCGGCGACGGCAGCCGGTGGGCCGATCCGCGGCTGCTGAGGTCGAGCGCCTGGCTCGACCTCCGCGCGCAGCCCGCCGTGCTCGGGCACCCGAACCTCCCCGCCGACGCGTACGCGGGGCTCCAGGTGGTCGACCTGCTCGCGCGCACCGTCGCGCACCTGGGCGTCGTCGCCACCGGGCCCGCCGCCGCCGACTGGGTGGTCGCGAGCACAGCCTGGGAGGGGCCGCGGCCCCCGGGGGTCCGGGGCGTCCTGCGGACGGGGTCCGGGCTGGTCCGGGTCCTGACCCGCACGGCCCTGCCGCCGTCCGACGACGTCGAGCTCGCCCCCGCGCTGCAGCGCAGCTACCGGGTCCGCCCGCTGCACGCGCTCGGCGGGGTGCCGCCGCCCCGGCCCGCGCCGTCCGTCGACTGGCTGCCGTGGGACGAGGAGCGCGCGTGGGGCCCGGGGTTCGTCGACTACCTCGCGCTGCTGCTGCGCCTGGTCCTCCCGGACGACCCCGCCGACCGGGCTCTGGTCGACCGGTGCCGCCGGCTCGGCGTGCTCCCCGATCTGCACAGCCCCGACCGCAGCGCCCGGACCCGGAACCTCGTCGCCCGGGGCGCCGCCCTGGGTGCCGCCCAGCTGCAGGACGCGGCCCAGCGGGAGGGCGACGCCGGGACCCCCGCGCTGCGGCGCGCCGTCGCCGCGGCCGTCGAGCTGCACGCCCCGGAGCCGTCGGAGGTCCGCGTCCTGCGGTGGCGCCACGTCGAGGGCGAACCGCTGGACGGGCACCGCCGGTACCGCCTCACGCTGCCCGCCGACGCACCCGCCCGCCTGGGTTGGTCGCTCGCCGCCTACGCCGAACCGTCCGGCGAGCTCGTCGCGAACCCCCTGCACCGGACCGCCCTGCACCCCGGCGTCGCCGGCCTGCCGTGGGCGCCGGACGGCTCGCTGACGGTGGCCGTGCAGCACCAGCGGCCGTCCGACCGCGGCGCCGGCGCGACGGCCGCGTGGCTGCCCGCGCCCGCCGGGAGCTTCTGCCTGACGCTGCGGCTCTACGCCCCGACGCCCCGAGCGGGCGGCGACTGGACGCCGGTGCTGCGGGTGGTGGCCTGAGCGGCCCGGTTCAGGCGCGGTGGCCGACGACCTGCAGCTCGGCGATCGCGACCCCCAGGTCGCTCAGGAGCGCCACCACGCCCGTCAGGCCCGACGAGTCCGGCACCTCGCACGACAGGATCGCGCCGTCCCGGGTCGGGGCCGCGACGATGTCGGCGTAGTCGCGCAGGTCGTCCAGGTCGCGCTCCGGGCCGACCACCCGGATGTGGTAGAGCATCGGCGCCTCGCCTCCTGGTGCCGCGGGTGTCCCCAGCGTCGCTCCGTCCGGGCGCCGGGTCGTCATGCTCCGCGGGTGACGCGCCCTCAGGACGCCACCACCGCCAGCACGGCCACGGACTCGGCGGCCACCTCCACGCCCCACGACGCGCCCAGCTGCACGCGCTCGAGCGTGCTGACCGCCGGCGCTGCCGCCACGTCCCCGCCCTGCGTGCACGGCACCGTCATCGCGCCGACCTCGACACCGCCGCTGGTGACCCGCAGGTGCGCCGGCGCCCCGTCGACGGAGGTGCAGGCGACGGTCAGGTCGGCCGTCCACGCCCCGCCGGGTGACGTCGCCGACCCGCTCATCGGGCGGTCCGGACCCCAGGACGTGCCGCCGAACGACGCCCCGTGCTCGCCGATCCGCTGCTCCACGGTCGCCATCACCTGCTCGACGCCAGGCAGCGCCGTCGGGTCGACCGCGTCGTCGGCCACCAGCGCGCGGACGGCCAGGACGCTCGTCACCGCGACGGCGAGGACCGCCAGGACGACCACCGCGCGGCGGCGACGGCGCGCGAGGACCCGCGGATCCGGACCGCGGGCGGGCTCGGGCGGGTCGAGATCGACGTCGATCGAGGTCACGCAGCCACCCTGCCACGACGGCAGCCTGGGGCCAGCCGGCGATTGACTTCCACTTGGTCGGGTTCCGGCAGATGCTTGACTCTCTGGTACCCGCCGCCTACCGTCGAGGACGAGGCGAGAACAGCAGTGCAGAGGGCCCCGGCCGAGCGGTGCGACACCGCTCCGGGGCTCTCGGCTTGTCCACCAACCTCCCAGCCTCGGCTGGAACCGCTCGCCGGTCCGGTGACGGCCCGGCGACCTCCGCGGGTGTGAGCGCGACGCGCCAGAGCAAAGGCACAGGAAAAGTCCCGTCGACGCCAGGACACAACCCGCCCGGTCATGGCGCTCCGCTTCCAGGACGCCGCCATCGCCGGTCCGGCGCAGACTCACACGGCGCTGTCTCCGGTCCCGGTTGATGACCCGCGGAGTCTGCCTGACCGCCGGCAGAGCGCGACGCAGATCCTGGGCGCTAGAACGAGCGACGATCATCAGCGCGGTCAGACTGTGGCGCCGGCCCAGCGACCAAGCCAGCCCGAGGGTGGCACGTGAGTCAGGGACAGCAGCTGACCTGCGATGACGGTGGGTGTGCGTGGGCCCGGCCGGTCTCGAACCGGCGACCTCCGCGGTGTAAGCGCGGATCGGATGTGGTCCCATCGCAGGTCAGCGCCTACGCCGCCTCGTCCTGGGAGCCGTTCGGGGGCTGCGAGCGGGACCGCTCGCGCAGCAGCAGCACCCCGATCCGGTCCATCACGTCGTCCAGGTCCTGATCGAAGAGGCCCGCGTACACGTCCAGCGTGATCGCCGCTGACGCGTGCCCCATCATCCGCTGCACCGTCTTCACCGACGCGCCCGACGCCACCGCCAGTGACGCCGCCGTGTGCCGCAGGTCGTGCGGGCGCAGACCGCCGTCGATGCCGGCCGCAACCACCGCGGCGCGGAACGCCCGCCGCAGGTTGTCCTTGCGCAGCTGCGCACCCTTCGGGGTCAGGTACACCAGGTCGTCCCGGCGTCGACCCTTCACGAGCTCGCGGACGTCGTCGAGAACCTCCTCGACGAGCGGCACCGACCGCACGCCGGCGTCCGTCTTCGTCGACCCCACGACGCGCCGTCCCGCGAGGGTCGTCATCGAACGGGACACCACGGCGCGCTTCCTCGCGACGTCGACGTCCCGCACCCGCAGTTCGGCGGCCTCGCCTACCCGCATGCCCGTCAGGGCGAGGCAGCGCACCACCGGTGCCCATGCGCCGCACTCGGCCAGCAGCCGGTCCAGCTCGCCGACGGTCAGATATCGGTGCTCCCGGTTCACGCGCTTCGGGCGGTTCACGCCGCGGGCCTCGTTGGTGACGACGCGACGGGCCTTGACCGCGCCGTCGAGCATCCGGGCAAGCACGCCGTGCACTCGCTGGATCGTCGCCGGGGACCCGTCGAGGTAGTTCACCCACGCTTGCACGTCCTCGTGCGTGATGTCGGCCAGCGCAACCGCACCCCACCGGGGCAGCAGGTGCAGCTGCACGATCCCCTCGACCCGCTCCCGGCCGGACGGCTTCAGGTGGGTCTGCGCGTCCAGCCAGGACGTTGCGAACTCGGCGACCGTGATGCGCCCGCGGTCCGCGCTGACGTACGCGCCGGTCCGCTTGGCGACCCCGACGTGCTCGAGGTGCGCCTGCGCGGCGTCCTTCGTGGCGAACGACCGCCGGCGCCGGGAGCCGTCCGGCTCGTTCCAGGTGGCCCGCCACCGCAGGCCCGTGCCGTATCTGTCGGTCCGGACACGTTTGCGGCCGCCGTCCGGGTCCGGCTTCGTCCACCGGTCCTCGACATTCGCCACGTCAGACCCCCAGGGCGAGCCGGGACGAGCGCCGGCGTGCCGCGCGGATGCGGCGCAGCCGGTTCACGACGAACGGTGCGTACGCGACCGCGGCGGGCTCGTCGAGCAGGCGCGCGACCCGCTGGTATTGCCGGGTCGGACTGACGCCGAGCTCGCGGCGGATGGCGTCCTCCTTCGTGCCGGCGTGCTTCCAGAACCGGGCCTCGAGGTCGAGGGCGGCGCGGTCGGTATCGGTCAGCGTCAACGGGGCTCCATCTCCAGGTACAGCTGCAGCAGCAGCGCGGTCTCGTCGTCAGTGAGGTGGTCGATGCGGTCGCGCAGGACGTCGGTGGTGACCCACAGCTCGTCGGCGACCTCGTGCAGGTTGTCGGCCCACCGGTACGCCGCGAGCAGGTCCGGCAAGGCGACGAGCTGACGGGCGGTCTCGGCCCGGACGGCACGCTCCTCGCGGTGGCTGCAGCCGCTGGTGTGGCCCCAGTCGATGTGGACCTGCTCGTGGGTGATCGAGCAACGCCGCTGGACCTGGTTCTGCCTCGGGTCCATGAAGATGCGCTTCAGACCGTCGGTGGCGGCGAGCCGGCCGACGGGCTGCGGCACCCACAGCACTTCGACATGCGGGCGCGCCCGCAGTCGGCGCCAAGGGTGGAAGGTCACGAGCGGGACGGTAGGTCCCACCACCGACATGACGCGTCAGGTGACACATCGGACGTCGACGTTTGTGCAGGTCGTGACGGGTGTGACGGGTTCCGACCACTTATCAGCCCCTCGCGCGCGCACATATGCACACGGGAGGTGCAACGGGGTGGTCGGGCCGAACCCGTCACGACCTGCGGGAACGCGCCTCGTAATGCGTCACGCGGCGTCAGGCGGGGTCGTCGTGCCCCGGGTCCTGGCTGTGCTCGCCGGTGGCGTCGCGCTCGGCGTACGCCGGCGTGCCGGCCATCGCGGCGAGGCCCATCTCGTCCTTGCTGGGTCCGCCCGCAGCTGTGGCGCTGCGGGCGGTCTTGGTGGGGGCGGCGTGCTCAGCATCGCCATCACGCTCCTCGTCGACGAGCACCCTCAGGAGTTCGATGACGGCGCGCCGGGCCTTGGGCGAGAGGGAGTCCACGCCGGGCGGCAGTTCGTCAGCGAACGGCGGCCCGGGTACCGGAAGGCCAGCCGCTGCGAACGCCTCACGCTCGGAGACGCCAGCGAGCCAGCCGATGGCCCGGACGGTGCCCTCACTGGGCCGGCGCTGGTGACTGCCGGACCGGATCAGGTTCACCGTCGCGTGGGACAGCGCGTAGCCGTTGGCCTTCGCGAGGTCCGCGAGCTGCCGACCCGAGGTCACCTGACGGCGAGCCATCGCGGCATCGAGCAGCGCTTGGAGCGTCTGAGGGTCGTTCACGGCGCTGATGCTCCCGGTCTGGTGGTCGGTGGTGCTACGCCGCGAAAGTCGGCCGCTGACAACCTACCCGCATGTCTAGACGGCGATGTAGAGGGGTTTCGTGGTGGTCTCGTTGACAACCCGGTGGCACGTGGCTACCGTTCCACTTGTCAACCCGACTACTGAGGAGGCACCATGGCGACCCCGTTCCGTTCCCGAAGGGAGGTCTGGATGCGAGTCAAGGACCCGGCGAAGATCCGCCGGTGGCGCAAGCAGCGCCACTTCACGCAGCGCGACCTGGCGTATCTGGTGCGTCGTTCGCAGACGGCGATCTACGCACTCGAGGCTGGCAAGCTCCGCACGATCTCCGAGGACTTCGCCATCGCGGTGGCGGCGCGCCTCGACGTCCCGTGGGAGGAGCTTTTCGAGGCCCACGAGTCTGACCCCGTGCCCGCTGTGGCAAACGGAAGCCGTTCCACCGGCCGCCCAGCGCTCATGGCCGCGTGATGCGTGCCTCGACGAGCGGCTTGCTGTCCGTGCGTGACGTGGCAGAGCAGACCGGCCAGGACGAGCAGACCGTCCGCGACCTCGCCCGCCGCGGCGAGCTGCGCGGCTTCAAGGCCGGGCGCGGCGGGGTCACCTCCCCGTGGAAGTTCCGGCCGGCGGCGGTGGAGGAGTTCATCGCCCTTCGCGAGGCGGCGGCCCGCCGCGGCCTCGCCGCCTGACCCAGCACCACCCCGGACACGACGAAGGCCGGCCCCCATCCACGAGAACCGGCCCACGTCGATCTAGCGACAGGAGCACCATCCCATGACCACCACCCCGCTCGTCCAGTCGGGGCACAGCGTGCTCGGCGTGCGGACGACCACGACCACCTCGACGGTCGTCGCGGACTACTCCGCGCTCGGCGAGTTCATCGCCGACGCCTCGTCCGACGACCAGGCTGACTTCCTCGCGGGCTTCGCCCTGGCGTTCCGTGCGCAGCGGCCCAAGCCGGTCGCCGGCCTGATGCAGCTGCAGCACCTCGCGGACGCGCTCATCGCCGAGCCGGACAGCGCAGCCGTCGTCGGCTGGCTGCTCACCGAGCTCGCGAACCGCATCGACGTGCCGGTCGCCGCCTGATGGGCGCCAGGACGCTCGCCATCGTCGAGCAGGTGGTCGAGACCACCACCACCTGGCAGCTGTGCGCCTGCGAGGACGGCGTGCACGGCGTGCCGGACCGGGAGGCCGCGAAGGCCACCCGCCGCGAGGCCGCCGACGCGCTCGTCTTCTACCCGGCCGGCACGGCGCACCTGCTGCGCACCGCCGCCGTCACCCACCTCGAGCCGCTCGACCAGACGCTCGACACCGCGCAGGCGGACGCCATCGAGGCGCTCGCGCCGTACGACCCGGCGGAGGAGCACGACTACTTCCGCGAGGACGAGTGGAGGACCGCATGAGCACCGACAGCGACGCCCAGCGGCACGCCCGCGGGCGCGACACCACCTGGACGGCCGAGGACGACCGCGCGCTGGCCGCGCACGCGTCCTGGGACCGGCACGTCCGCCAGGCGATGGCGCAGTCCCGGCGGCCCGACCGCCTCGACGAGCTCGTGATGGCGGACGCCGCCGCCCGGGTCGAGGCCGTCGAGCGGTCCGAGGACGCCGTGCACCGCCGCAACGCCATCGGGCACGTCATCGAGGCGGTCGCCCTCATCAGCGTCCTGATGCTGGCAGCGCTGGTCGCGATCGTCGTCGTCGGGGTGATGGGCCCGTGAGCGTCAAGCAGAAGGACGGCGCGCTGCTGCGACCCCTCGACCCGTCGACAAAGGCGCTCATGGAGGGCCCCCGCGGTTCCACGCCCGTGGTCGGTGCGACCGTGACCCTGTGGCGGCTGCCCGGCACCTGGTCGGTGTGGTCCCCGGGGCCGGCGACGGGCACGTGGTGGCTGACGCCGCGCGCCGCCGACGCCGAGCACGTCCTCGACCAGCTGGAGCTGCAGCCCGACCTCGCCCTGCCGGACGTCACCCAGGTGTACGCCACCGCGCGGGTGCGCGCCGTCGCGGCGCGGACCAAGGCGATCCGGGCCGGGGGTCGCTGATGCCGACCACCGACCAGCACCCTGTCTTCGCCCGCCCCCGCGCCCCTGTCCGCAAGACGGAAACCGGCGTGCGCGCCGAGTGCCGGCACTGCCCGTGGACCCTCACCGGGTCGTTCCCGGCGGAGATCGCGCAGACCGTCGCGCACCACCGCGTCCTGCACCAGACCGGCGGGATCGAGGTGACGCCCCGTGCGTGACCTGTCCGCCTACACCGTCACCCGGGCCGGGGCGTCCGCCGCCCTCGACCTGTCCGGCCCGCCGCCGTCCTGGGCCGACCGCGCCGCGTGCTCCGAGACCGACCCCGAGCTGTTCTTCTCGCCCGACGGCGAGCGGGGTCAGGCCCGCGTCAAGCGCGAGCAGGCCGCGACGCGCGTCTGCGCCGGCTGCGACGTCCGCGCCGAGTGCCTCACCTACGCCGTCGACACGCGCCAGCGCGACGGGGTGTGGGGCGGCACCACCGAGGACGCGCGCCGCCGCCTCATCCACTTCTCGATCATGAACGGAGCACGCCGACCATGAGCACCGTCACCACCACCGACAAGCTGACGATCGTCAAGCTGCTCGCCGCCGGCCGCGACGCCGAGTTCGTGGCGACCGCCGTCAGCACGGACGTCTACACCGTCGTCCGCACAGCCTCCGGGTACGGCTACCCGGACCAGTCGAAGCTGGCGTGGGCCGCAGACGTCCTGCAGAAGCAGATCGACGAGGCCGCCCGCCCTGCCGTCGCGCCGGCCGCCCCGGTCCGGCCGCCCGCGCAGCGCCCCACCGCACCGACGCCGCGTCCCCTCACCGCGGTGCCCGGCCCGGCGCCGGACGAGGTGCGTGCGGTCATCGCCCGCGGCCTGAAGTCCGAGCGGCCCCGCATCCGCCGGTTCGCTGAGAAGGCCCGCGACGCCGTCGATGCCCTCACCGGCGCGCTGCGGGCCGACGAGGAGCAGCGCCGCCAGGACGCCGCCCGGGCCGCCGAGCAGGCGAAGGCCCGCAGCGAGGTCGAGCGCCTCGAGCGCGAGCTCGCCGCCGCGAAGGCCCTCCTGCGCGGTGACCGCTCCGCCGCCGGCGGTGCGACCACCCCGCCCGCGACCGACGTGCACGGCGTGCAGTCGAAGGTCGTGCGCGCCTGGGCGGCCGAGAACGGCGTCACCTGCCCCAAGGCCGGCCGCGTCCCGCGCGCCGTCGTCGAGCAGTACGTCACCGCCACCCGTGGCGAGGCCGCGTGAGCACCGACGACGACGACCTGCCGCCCGAGCCGCCCCCGCAGCCGCGCATCGAAGCCGTCATCGAGGACTGCGAGTTCCTGGCCGACACGGGCGAGACGTTCATGAACGCTGCCCGCCGCCTCGGCTACGCGAACGCCAAGACCCTCGACCGGACCCTCTGGCGGGCCCGCCGCGGGGACCTCGTCGCCCGGCTGAAGGCCAACGAGGCCAGCCACGACCTCGCCGCCTGACCGCGGCACCAGCGACCACCACGACAGAAGGGCACGACCATGACCGACACCACCACCGACGTCGAGCTGAGCCCCGAGGACCTCCTCGAGCTGGACCAGCTCGCCGCCGAGCTCGTGAAGCGCCAGGCCGCCATCGAGGCGGACAAGGAGCGCATCGAGACCATCAAGGCGACGCTGCGCCGCCGCCTGCCCCAGGGCACCACGAACGTCGGCTCCCACCGGGTGCTGGTGAAGGCCCCGGCGCGGCGCCTCGTCCCGGCCCGGCTGGCCGACGCGTTCCCGGTGACCGAGCACCCCGAGCTGTACAAGCCGGCCATCGACACGACCGCGGTGAAGCACCACCTCGCCCCGGCCGCCCTGGAGCAGTTCCAGGACGCCGGCACGCCCACCGTCGAGGTGAAGTGATGGCCGAGAGGATCGACAGCGCCTCGTTCCGCGCGTGCCCGGTCAACCGGTTCACGCCTGCCCCCGAGAACAAGCCGGTCGTGCAGGTCGTCGTCGACGGCCTCGACGACACCGGGATGAGCGCCAGCGTGCAGACGAACCTCGGCGCCGAGATGTCCGGCCAGGACGCCCGGCTCGCCGTCGGGCACCTGTTGCACCAGCTCGCGCACGTCTTCCTCGGCGGCGAGGCCATCGAGCCGACGCCCGAGCGTGCCGGCGGTGCGGCGTGAGCGGCGAACGTCAGGAGCGCTTCGGCCAGAGCGCTGCGGCCCGAGCTAGCGCCGCCACCGCCCAAGCCTCGACTTCAGCGCGTCGCCCGGGTTCTTGGTGCCACAGGCGCCCGAAGAGCATGAGGTCCATCGATAGATCAAGGACCCCTTCGACGCTCACCCGCTCCTTGGGCCGCCTGTTCTCCGAGTCCGCCAATCGGTACTCGGTGTCGCGCGCCCGCCAGGCTGCACGCTCGAAGTGCAGCGCGAGCACCTCCACGATGTGCGGAAACTCGCCTTCGTCGGCGTACATCCGCCACAGCCGCACCGATGCCGTGAAGTCGTTCGTTGCGGCGAGCAAGTCTGCGCCCTTGGTGGGCACAAAGCCCATCCGCGTGGCCTTCGCGGAGAGGTCACCGAACACTTCGAGTTGGCGCTGCCAGACGGCGAGCTCGCGTTCGGCCTCGAGCTGGCTCAAGAACTGTTCTCGTTCGTGCTTCAGCGTGCGCCTCAGTACGAAGACAGCTGCTGCGATCGATGCAAGCGAACCCAGGACCGCGCCCAACCATCCGTCCAGCGATACCGCCCAGAAGTCCATGCCGCGAACGGTAACGGGACGGACCCGATGACCGCCCTCGCCGCACTGCCACCGCTGCACGCCCCGTTCGCCGGCGGCGACCCCCGCGACGCCCTCAAGGCGGCGCGCGGGGTCATCGAGGACGCCATCGTCAACCACCCCCGGTCCCAGCAGGTCGAGATCGGCCCGTCCGAGATCGGCACCCCGTGCGGGCACTGCCTCGCCGCGAAGCTCGCGGGCTGGCCCGAGGCCCGGGACGTCGCGTGGCTGCCGACCATTGGCACCGCCCTGCACGCCTGGGTCGAGGAGGCGTTCATCCGCCACGAGAACAACCGGGGCGCCCAGCACGGCGGCGGCCTGCGGTACCTCACCGAGGCGCGCGTCATGGTCGGGCACATCCTCGGCCGGGAGATCTGGGGCAGCACCGACCTGCTCGACGTGCAGGTCGGCATGACCGTCGACTGGAAGCTCGTCGGCGCGGCCACCCTCAGGAAGGCCCGGTCCGGGCCGTCCCCGGTGTACCGCACCCAGGCCGACCTGTACGCGAAGGGCTGGAACGACGCCGGCATCCGCGTCGACCACGTCGCGATCGCCTACCTGCCGCGCAATGCCGTCTCCCTCGACGACGCCATCTGGTGGACGGCCCCGCACGACCGGCAGCGCGCCGTCGACGCCCTCGACCGCGCCAACCGGGTCGCCGCCAACCTCGCCGCCCTGACCGCTCTCGGGCCCGAGGCGGTGGCCGCCTGGATCGGGCAGCTGCCGCGGGACCCCGAGTGCTACGACTGCGCGCGCTTCCCCGACGGCGCGCACCTCACCACCCCCGGCCACCGGGCGCCGAGCTCCGAGTTCGCCGACCTCCTCGGGTCGACGGCCGCCTGAACGCCACCCGGCGCGAAGGCATCACCTCCCGCAGCACCGACACACCAAGGAGCACCACGACCATGAGCACCCCCTCCGCGAACGACTTCCTGCTCGGCGGCGGCGGCAAGTCCGCCAAGTTCGACCAGGTCGGCGACACCATCACCGGCGACATCGTCTCCACCGAGGTCCGCCAGCAGACCGACATGAAGGACGGCAGCCCGCTCGTCTGGGAGAACGGCGACCCGCGCATGCAGCTCGTCGTCACCCTCGCCACCGACCTGCGCGACGACGAGGACGACGACGGCCACCGTGCCGTCTACGTGAAGGGCTCCAAGGCGTTCGGGTCCAGGTCCCTGCACGACGCCGTGCGCGCCGCCGTGCAGGCCGCGAACGCCAAGGGCCTCGAGCCGGGTGGCCGCCTCACCGTGTCCTACGTCGGCACCGAGCCGGCCAAGACCCGTGGCTACTCCGACCGGAAGCTCTACGAGGCGCAGTACGCCGCCCCGGACCACGCGGCCGCCACCGGTGGGTTCCTCGGGACGGCGCCCACCCCGGCCCCGGTCGCGGTGCAGCAGCCCGCCCCCGCCCCGGCCGCCGTCGCCACCCCGGCCCCGGCCGCCGCGCCCGCCCAGGGCGCCGACGCCGGGGACAAGGCCCGCCAGCTCATCGGGCTCGGCCTCGACGACGCCACCATCGCCGGCGCCACCGGCCTGGACGCGTCCGTCATCGCCCTGCTCCGGGGCACCCCCGCCGCGGCCTGAACCCCGGGACCCCGCGCCGCGTCAGGCGCGGGGTCCGTCCGAGCCGGGCCGCGGGGACCACGCACCAGCACCACCCACGACGAAGGAGAGCCCCGTGCGGCTTCACCGTTCCCAGGCAGGCAGCGTCGTTTGCCACGACCGCACCTCGCCCGCCGGCGTCTCGCGCCACTGGACCTCGAGCTGGCCACCGCGGAACGCTTCCGTCTCCGGAGCCAAGAACGTCACCGAGGCGGTCGCGTCCACCTGCTCCCACGTCCGCGGCCCCCACGGCGTCGAGTACGGAATCACCACCTCGACGTCGTACAGCGCGTACAGCCACGTGTTCGTGAGCGCGAACGCATCCCCCTGGAAGTGCGACAGGACCCACGGCGCCGAGCGCCGCGACTCGCGCTGCTCGGCCGCCGCCGCCACCTCCTCGCGCATCAGGTGCACCTGCCGGTCCGCCGACCGTGCCTGCGAGCGCGTGAACAGCACCGACAGAGCCGCGAGCACCGCGGCGACGAGCGAGACCACGAACGAGGCAACGACCATGGCCGGAGGCTACCGGTGAACCCGATCCTGGCCGCCGCGCTCGACCTGCTCGCGCACGGCTACTCCGTCATCCCGATCCGGACCGACGGGTCCAAGGCCCCTGCCCTGCCGTCGTGGAAGTACCACACGCGCCAGCTCGCCACCGAGGTCGACGCCACCGCCTGGTTCTGCGGGGACGACCCGCACGACCTCGGCGTCGTGCAGGGCGCCGTGTCCGGCGGCGCCGAGCTGACCGAGATCGAGGGCCGCGCCGCCGCGCGCCTGCCCGAGCTGAAGGCCCTCGCCGAGGACACCGGCCTGGCCGACCTGTGGGCGCTGGTCACCACCGGGTGGGTGGAGCTGTCCCCGTCCGGCGGGTACCACTTCCACTACCGACTCGACGGCGAGGTGCCCGGCAACCTCAAGCTGGCACGCGCCGCCGACAAGCTCGTCCTGGCCGAGACCCGCGGCGAGGGCGGGCAGGTTGTCGTCGCCCCGTCCCGCCACCACGCCACCGGCCGGCCCTGGACGCGGCTCATCGGCGGGCCCTCCACCGCGCCGACCCTGACCGTCGAGCAGCGCGACGCGTTCCACGCCCTGCTGCGCACCCTCGATGAGCAGCCCGACGCGCCGGTCGTCGTCAGCGCGCCCGCCGCCGCGCACGACCCGACCGCGGGGATCACCCCCGGCGACGATTACGAGAACCGCACCGACTGGACGGACATCCTCACCCCGCACGGTTGGACCCTCGTGTCGCAGCGCGGCCGCACCCGGTACTGGCTGCGCCCCGGCAAGCCCCGCGGGTCCGGGCTGTCCGCCACCACCGGGCACGCCGACGACCGCGACCGGCTGTTCGTGTTCACCTCCTCCACCGACTTCGCCCAGGAGGTGCCGTACACGAAGCTCGGCGCCTACGCCGTCCTCGAGCACGGCGGGGACTTCTCCGCCGCGGCGAAGGCCCTCGCCCGGGCCGGGTTCGGCCAGCACGCCACCGCGCTAGCCCCGGCCGACACCGACGACCTCGCCGGGCTCATCGCGCCGACGTCGCCCACCGTCGACCCGACCCCGGGCGGCGACGACGCCACCGAGCAGACAACCCCGGCCGCCGCGGCGCCTAAGCCGTCCACCAAGGCCGCCACCGGGGGCCGACCAGCCGTCGGCGTAGCCAAGCAGCGCCAGGCCCACCCGAACGAGGACAACACCGCGCTGCTGCTCGTCGACCAGCACGCCGACACCATCCGGTACTGCCCCGGCCGCGGCACCTGGCTCACCTGGAACGGGCACCGCTGGACGAATGACGACCGCGGCCTGGTCTCCGAGCACGTGCGCGCCATCGCCCGCCGCCTGCCCAACGGCGACGGCTGGGCCACCTACACCAAGCGTGCCCTGTCGGCGCAGGGCGTCGCCGGGATCAAGCGGCTCGCGCAGTCCGACCAGCGCATCGTCGCGCCCGTCGCCCAGCTCGACGCCCGCCCGTACGAGCTGAACACCCCCGCCGGGGTCGTCGACCTGCGCACCGGCAGCCTCGGCGCCCCCGACCCCGGCGCCCTGCACACCCGGTCCACGACGGTCGCCCCCGACCTCGACGCCGAGCACCCGCTGTGGGACCGGTTCCTCGCGGACACGTTCGCGGGCGACCCCGCCATGACCACCTACATCCAGCGCCTGCTGGGCCTGTCGATCGTCGGCGTCGTGCTCGAGCAGCTGTTCCCGTTCGCGCACGGCGCCGGCGCCAACGGCAAGACGACCCTGCTGTCCGTCGTGCAGCACCTCGTCGGCATGGGCGAGACCGGGTACGCCATGTCCGCCCCCGCCTCGATGCTGCTCGCCTCCCGCTCCGAGGGACACCCCACCGAGCTCGCGCGGCTGTCCGGTGCGCGCCTGGTCGTCACGTCCGAGCTGGAGGACTCCCAGCGGTTCGCCGAGGCGAAAATCAAGCTGCTCACCGGCAAGGACACCATCACCGGCCGGTTCATGCGCCAGGACTGGTTCGACTTCGTCCCCACGCACACCCTGTGGCTGCTCGCCAACCACCAGCCCGAGGTCCGCGCCGGCGGCATCGCGTTCTGGCGCCGGATCCGCCTGCTGCCGTTCGAGCACACCGTCCCGCCCGAGAAGCGCGTCCCCGACCTGGAGGACCGGCTCATCACCCGCGAGGGCCCCGCCATCCTCGGGTGGGTCATCCGCGGTGCCGCCGACTACTTCGCCCACGGGCTCGCCGAACCGGAGTCCGTGCGCGCCGCCACCGCCGCCTACCAGCGCGACCAGGACACCGTCGCGCGGTTCGTCGACGAGCAGTGCACCACCGGCCCGACGAGCGCGCTCCACCTGAAGGTGAAGTCCGCCGAGCTGCGCGCCGCGTACGAGACGTGGTGCCGCATCGAGGGTGAGGAACCCGTCAACCCGAAGGCGTTCGCCATCGCCCTGCGCGCCAAGTACGGGGTGCTGCCCGAGCGCACCAACAGCGCCCGGTTCCTCGCCGGCATCCGCCTCAACGACGTCGACCAGGGCGCTGCGGATGCGTCACCGACGACGCCCCGATGGACGCAGGAGGGCCTCGCGTGAGCCCGACCCGTGACGCATCAAGCCCCCTACGTGACGCAACCGTGACGGGTCCGACCCCGGTAAACCCGCAGGTCGTGACGCTTAGTGACGCGTGTGACGCTTTTGTCGGACATGTCAGTTCAGAGCGCGCACACGGCACCGGGAACCAGCACATCGCGTCACACGCGTCACCGGGCGGCGTCCCGTGACCGGCACGCCGGCGTGGCTCACGGCGTACACGACCCGCACCGGCGCAGACCCCGCGCTCGTCGGAACCAGGGCAGTCCCGCGGCACTGCCGTACCTGCCGTCGGCTCGTCCTGGCCGGGTATGACGGGCACGTCGCCGCGTGGCTCGCCGTCGTCGACCCGTACCGGATCAGCCCCCAGCTTGAAGCGGCCTGCGTCGTCCTGGCCAGGCGCACCTACAAGCTGCGCGGCGTCCCTGGCACCTACGAGTTGATCCCCCGGTTCAGCCCCGCCGTTCTGCCGTTCGGACCGCGCCCTTCCGCCGCCGACGTCCTTGTCGTCGCCGAACACGACTGCGCCACCCCGCCGCTGTCCCGCGAACCCCTCCCGACCCCAGCGCAGATCACCAACCCCGACGGCCCGCCGCCGTTCTGACCGGAAGGACCCACCATGGTCAACCGCCCCAAGGCCATCGGCACCGCAGCTGAGACCGCCGTCGTCCGCGCCGCCCGCCCCCGCGGCTTCCCCCACGCCGACCGGCTCACCCTCACCGGCAACCAGGACCGCGGCGACGTCGGCCTGTGCCCCGGGGTCGTCATCGAGGTCAAGGGCGGCGCCGCCGCACGCACCGCCTCCGACGGGCTCATCGACGCCTGGCTCATCGAGACCGAGCGCGAGCGCGTGCACGCCCGCGCCGACGTCGCGTTCCTCGTCATCCAGCGCCCCGGCGTCGGACCAACCAACGCCCACCGGTGGTGGGCGTGGTTCCGGCTCGGCTGGCTCCTCCCGCTCGTCGGCGGCCGCGGCCACGAGCTCGGCAACGCCGACGCCGCCGTCCGCCTCCACCTCGACACCGCGCTGCAGCTCCTGCGCGCCGCCGGCTACGGCGACCCGCTCGACGACCCCGAGGCGAACGCGGGCACGAACGTTCCGAACAGCGTTCGCGTGCAGGAGGTGGCGTGACGTGGGCAGGGCGTCAGGACGCCGTGAGCCGCGCTTCCAGCTCGCTCTGCGCATCGACCAGCTCGGCGACTGTCTTGCGGCGGCCCGTGTAGGCGCGGATCGCGATGAACGCGATCACGACCGCACCCGCGAACATGATCGCTCCCGAGAGGGCATCATCACGCCCGACGTTCACGGCAAGCGCGGTGACCGTCATCGCCAGCGCAAGCAACGTCCAGTACGCCTCGACGCGCAGTCGCACGTTCGCCTCCGCGAGGCGGACGCGAATACGAAGCTCTCGGACGTCATTACGTTCGCTCATGTCGAGTCGATCGGCCGTCGAGCCGGCGTTCTGAGCGGCTCGAAGCTGCAGGCGTCCGCATGACCGCCCTGGAGGAGATCGCGGAGCGCAGCGCCCGCGCCCGAGTCCTGGCCGCGGCGACCGGCCTGGGGCTGACGCCGGCGCAGGAGGACGTGGCGACCCTGCTCGACGTGCTCGCCGACGTCCGCCGTGCCGCGTCCGGTGCGGTCGACCGTGCCGCGCAGCTGCTGCGTCAGCGCGATGCCCTGGTGGCCGAGGTGGCGCGGGCACGCGGGTGCAGCGAGGACGTGGTGCTGGTGCAGCACGGCATCGACGGGCCGCAGCCGGACGCTTACAAGGCTGTGGCTGCGTACCGCGCCGTACAAGGTCACGCCCTGTGAGGTTCGGGCCAGGCGCGCGCCACAAACAGTCACCTAAGCCAGTGCGCCAGGAGCGTCCCGCCGATACCGCTCAAGGGAACCGAGATCACCAGCGTCCAGAAGATCAGACGGCCGTTCTGGTGACGGTCATGTCGCCGCTGATCCATCACGGCTTGAGAAGTTGCCACCACGGTGACGCCGCCAGGGGGCAATCCGTAAGCGGCGGACGGGACCGCTGCAAAGATCTTCGACGCCACCAGCCAGGCGACAAGCCCAGTGAGTACGCCCGCGAGAGCAGCGGTCACAGGATGAGGATCGCCCCAGACCACGGCGGCCGCCCACAGCATTGCGAGCCCGAGGAGGCCTGCCGCGACTGCGAGCCTCCGGCGCCCAAGGTAAGAGATCTGCCGCAGCTCGCGGGAGGACCACGCGCGCTCGATGGCCTGCGTTACTTGCAGGAACTCCGGCACCGGTGCGTAGAGAGTCATTCGCTCCCGGGGGTTGAACCACAGCGCGAGCCCGAACATCGAGTCGTCTCCGGCTTCTCGCCGACAGATGATTCCGGCTCCGATCCACTGAGTCGAAACGAGCTGGTCTAGTTCGTCGGCACCGTACTCGCGCCCGCCCACTGTGAGGACGTGAACTCGGGGGAAGACTTGCTTGGTCCCGCCCGCGCCATCCTCGGTGGTCAGGTCCTGGAGCGCGATCATCAAAGCCCTGACGTCATCCATGTTCAGCCTGAGGGTTCCGACGGCGGCAGCGCGTGACGACGGATCGACGTCGTCTTGGACAGCCGCGATGACGGGCTCCCGCAGGAACGTATCCAAGAGATTCATGTACGCACGGTAGCGAGCACGTGACCTTCTTGACTCGGCCTTCCCTTGACACACCGTCGAAAGGACAAAACCCCTCATGGCCCATCGCACCTGCCCCCTCACCCACCGCGGCGACGCCCCGACCATCGCCGACGACCGCTGCGTCTGCCCCCGCTGCGCCGCCACCCTGCGCGGCCTGCTCACCGACCTGCCCGACCTGTTCGGCGACCTCGACATCGCCCGCACCCGCCAAGCCCGCATCGGCGCCGGCGGCACCTCCCACGCCGCCGTCGCGCCGCTGCCGTTCGCGCTCGCGCCCGCCGACGCCCGCTGGGTGCTCGCCAGCACGCTGCTCACCTGGCTCGACCACGTCACCGAGATCCGCGGGCACCAGCTCCCCGCCACCTGGTCCGCCGCCGGCGCGTACCTGACCGGCGCCGTCGACTGGCTCGCCGCGCACCCCGCCGGCGCCGACGCCATCGACGAGCTCACCGCCGCCATCCGCAACGCCCGCCGCGCCATCGACGCACCCGGCAGCCGCCAGTACGCCGGGCCCTGCACCGCCGAGCTGCCCGTCATCCCGTGGGCGCCCGGGTTCGCCGACGTGCCGTGCGGGGCGGACCTGTACGCCGCCGAGGACGCCGACACCGTCACCTGCCGCCGCTGCGCCGCCGTCTACCCGGTCGCCGCGCGCCGGTCCTGGCTGCTCGAGCAGGCCGCCGACCTGCTGCTGCCGTGGCGGGAGATCGCCCGCGCCGTCGACGGCCTCGGTGTGCCGATCAGCGAGAACACCCTGAAGTCGTGGGTGCGGCGCAAGCGGCTCGTCGGGCACGGGAAGGTCCCCACCCAGGACGGGCGCCTCGCCGAGACGTACCGCGTCGGCGACGTCCTCGACCTCGTGCACGCCGCGGCCGCGCGTCACACTCCAGTTGCCGCCTGCCACGCGGAACGGGTTCCGGTTGCCAGTCGCCGGAGTTGCACCCTACTGTTCGCGTAGGTTGGCGTGAGCCAGCACAGGACGGCCCCACGGTGAGACACCGGCGGGGCCGTCGCTGTGTCCGGCCCCCGACCGCCCGCTCCCGCCCGGAGCAGCGCAACCGGCACACATACGAGATCGCCAGCGAGCGGACCCCGAACTCCCCCGGCGGCGACGATCCGCCAGGCACGCGCGGGACCGATCTGGACGACAACGCGCGCCGACGAGACCTGCCCGGGCGGGCCCAACTCTGTGCCAGCATGCCGACGTGACCGACTTCGAGTGCTCCATCGCCGACGCCGTCCTGAGATGCACGACGGCATCCGACGGCGGTCCGTCGCCGATGGTCGAGTTCGCCTGGGCGACCGCGGCGGCGATGCTCGCCGGCGTCGGTGCAATTCTCGCCGCGATCGTCGCGATCGTCCTGGCTGTCAAGTCACAGAGCGAAGCCCGGCGCACCGAGGCAGAGGCGCGTCGCCGTGACGCAAGCCGGGTGCGGGTGAGGGCCTACCACTTCCGCGGCCCCGACCCCAGCAGCGCGGCGTTCGTGGTCGACGCGGAGAACCCCGGCGCAGCGCCGATCCACTCCCTCGTCGGTCAGCTGACCGTTGGGACCCGGAAGGTCACCTGGGACCCCATGACGTTTCTCGGAGCCGGCAAGTCGACGGGGGTCGGCTACCTCTCCGTGACCGATGCCGAACTCGACCTCTCGCCGAAGTTGCAGTACTGGTTCCAGGACGACCATGGGATCTGGTGGACCCGAGACACGAAGGGCGCTCTGAAGCGCCTCGGCGAGTCAGAGCCCAACGTCGTCCCCTTCCCAAACGCCGACTGGACCGTAACTTCTGCGTAGACCGGCCGGGCGCCGGCAACGGACCCGAGGCAGGTGACCGCACATGGCCGCCAGCCCCTGGACCACCGACGAGAACGACCGGCTGCGCGAGCTGCACGCCGCCGGCCACACCCTGCACGCCGTCGCCGCCGAGATGGGGCGCTCCAAGGCCACCGTGTCCCGGCACGCTGCGCTGCTCGGGCTCGGCTGGGACCGCGCGCAGACGAAGGACGCGACGAAGGCGAAGAAGGCCGACGCCGACGCCCGCCGCGCGCAACTCAAGCTCGACCTGCTCGAAGACGCCGCGAAGCTGCGCGAGCAGCTGTGGAAGCCGACGACGGTGTTCTCGTTCGGCGGCAAGGACAACACCTTCAACTCGCGCGAGCTCGACCAGCCGCCGCACGTCGACCAGCTGAAGCTGGTGCAGGCCACCTCCGCCGCGATCAACGCCTACGGCCGCCTCGAGCAGCTCGACACGGCCGCCGACACCGACGACGCGAAGTCGATGCTCGCCCAGCTCGGCCGCGCCCTCGGCATCGACGACTCCGCGGCCGCCACGTGACCGGCGCCCTGACGTCGATGCCGCTGTCCCCGAAGCAGGTGCTGTCCTGCCGGGAGGCCACCGCCCGCATCAACGTGTGGGAGGGCAGCGTCCGGTCCGGGAAGACCATCTCGTCCCTGCTGCGCTGGGTGCTGTACGTCGGGTCGTCCACCGTCCGCGGCGAGCTCGTGGTGGTGTCCCGCACCCGCGACTCCGCCGCCCGCAACGTGTTCGCGCCGCTCATGGACCCGACGCTGTTCGGTCCCATCGCCCACCAGGTGCAGTACACGGCCGGCGCCCCCACGGCGACCATCCTCGGCCGCACCGTGTGGGTCCTCGGCTCTTCCGACGCCCGGTCCGAGAACGTCCTGCGCGGCCTCACCTGCGCCGGGGCCTACGTCGACGAGATCACGCTGCTGCGCGAGGACTTCTTCACGCAGCTGCTGAACCGCCTGTGGGAGGGCGCGAAGCTGTTCGGGACGACCAACCCGGACAACCCCGCGCACTGGCTGAAGCGCCGGTTCCTCGACCGCCTGCACGACCTGCCCGACTGGCGCACCTGGAAGTTCGTCCTCGACGACAACCCGGTGCTGTCCGAGGAGCGCAAGGCCGCGATCCGGCGCGAGAACACCGGGCTGTTCTACCGCCGCAACGTCCTCGGTGAGTGGGTCGCCGCCGAGGGCGCCGTCTTCGACATGTGGGACCCCGACGAGCACGTCGTGCCGTGGGCGGAACTGCCGGCCATGCAGTCCCTGCTGGGCGTCGGCGTCGACTACGGCACCACGAACGCCTCCACCGGCCTGCTGCTCGGGCTCGGCGTCGACCGGCGCCTGTACCTCGTCGACGAGTGGCGTTACGACGCCGCCATCGCGCAGGTCCGGCTCACCGACGCCCAGCTGTCCGCGTCGTTCCGGGGCTGGCTGGACCAGCCGCACTTGCCCGCCGTCGTCGACCAGCGACCCAGGTTCGTGGTCGTCGACCCCGCCGCGGCGTCGTTCCGGCTGCAGCTGTTCAACGACGGCCTGCGCAACGTGCAGACCGCCGACAACGACGTCGCCTACGGGATCCGCACCGTTGCCTCCGGGCTCGGCGGCGGGTGGCTGAAGGTGTCCGACCGGTGCACCGGGTTCATCACCGAGGCCCCCGGGTACTCGTGGGACCCGAAGGCGACCGAGAAGGGCGAGGACAAGCCCATCAAGGTCGCCGACCACTCCCTGGACGGCGGCCGGTACGCCGTCACCACGCTCGAACCGCTGTGGCGTGGCCACGTCGACGAGACCCCTGCCGCGATCGCGGCCTGACGCGCCGGGAGGTGCCGTGCCCCTGCCCGCCAACGGCACCCCGTGGCCGCCGAAGGACCTCGAGCCGATCACCCCGCGCCTCGCCGAGTGGGCGGCCTGGTTCGACGGCTCCCCGGACGCCCTGCGCGGCGCGTACGGAGCGCAGACGACCGCCGGACCCATCGACCGGGTCTCGCAGCACCGCGGCGGCGTCGTCGGCGCCCTGGCCCGGTTTTGGTGGGGCCGGCCGGTCAACGTCGGCACCGCGACGCGTGTCGACCAGCTGCACGTCCCGATCGCCGCCGACCTGTGCCAGGCGTCCGCCGACCTGCTGTACGCGGAGCCGCCGGCCATCACCGTCGACGACGACACCACGCAGAAGCGCATCAGCGAGTACCTCGACGACGGCCTGCACACGGTCCTGGCGTCCGGCGCCGAAGTCGGCGCCGCGCTCGGAGGCCGGTACCACCGCGTCACCTGGGACCGGGGCGTCGTGCGCGACCGCCCGTTCGTGACCACGATCGACGCAGACGCCGCGTGGCCGACGTTCCGCTGGGACCGCCTCGTCGGGGTCACGTTCTGGTACGTCGTCGAGCGGAACAACAGCACCGTCGTCCGGCACCTCGAGCGGCACGAGCTCGACGCGAACGGCATCGGGCTGGTGTTCCACGGCCTCTACGTCGGGACCGCCGACGACCTCGGCGTGCTGCACCCGCTCACGGATCACCAGGCCACGGCCGCCCTGGCCGACGCCGTCGACATGGTCGGCGCCGTCAGGGAGGGTCGCACCCCGGGCCTGCTCGTCGAGTACATCCCCAACCAGCGCCCGCAGCGGCGCCGCGACTGGCGCAACCACCCGGTCGGGTCCTCCCTCGGCCGGTCCGACCTGGACGGCCTCGAGGGGCTGATGGACGCCCTCGACGAGACGTACTCGTCGCTGATGCGGGACATCCGCCTCGCCAAGGGCCGGATCATGGTCGCCGAGTCGATGCTCGACACCGGCAAGCCCGGCCAGGGCGCCACGTTCGACCTCGACCGCGACGTGTTCGTCGGCCTGCCCGGCGTCCTGCCGCCCCGCGAGGGTAAGGGGCTGCCCGTCGAGGCCCAGCAGTTCGAGATCCGCGTCGACGAGCACCTGCGCACCTGCCAGCAGCTCGTCGAGGACATCCTGCGGTCCGCCGGCTACTCCGCGCAGACCTTCGGGGAAGGCCCGGACGGCGCCGCGGTCACCGCAACCGAGGTGCAGTCGCGTGAGCGGCGCTCCTACCTGACCCGTGACCGCAAGGTCCGGCTGGAGAAGCCGGCCGTGACCCGGCTCGTCGAGAAGCTCATCGCGATCGACGCTGCCGTGTTCGCCACCGCGGGCCTGAAGGTCGGTCAGTCCGTCCGGGTAGCGTTCGGTGACAGCGTGCAGGACTCGCTGCTGTCGCTAGCGCAGACCGCGCAGGCCCTGGAGACGGCGCGGGCCGCGTCGACCGTGACCAAGGTGAAGATGCTGCACCCCGACTGGGACGCGAAGCAGGTCGACGAGGAGGTGGCGCTCATCCGCAGCGAGCAGGCCCTCGCCGACCCCGCCGTCACCGTGCCCGTCGGCGCCGAGACTCCCGGTGTGCTCGACCCCGCGGACCTGAAGGCTGCGGCCGACGCGATGGGCGTGCTCATCCGCGCCGGCGTGAAGCCGGAGGATGCCGCCGAGCAGGTCGGCCTGACCGGCGTGGAGTTCACGGGCGCCGTCCCGACGTCGCTGCGCCTGCCCGAGGCGGACGCGGCCGGGCTCGAGCAGGGCTGACGTGCCCGTCGATCCGGGGTTCGGTGAGCGACTCGCGCGCCGCGTGTCCGAGCTGTACGCCGACGCCGAGCTGGCCCTGCTGCGGCGCGTCGCACGGACCCTCGGTCGCGGTCTGGACGCCCCGACGTGGGCGACGGAGAAGCTGCTGCAGCTGGACCTGCTGCGCGGGCAGATGGCGCGGGACCTCGCAGAGGTCGAGCAGGCCGCCGGCGCGGAGGTCCGCTCGGTCATCGCGCAGGCGTTCCAGGCCGGGCGGGCTCTCGCGGTCGCCGACCTGGACGCCGCTAACGTCGAGGTCGTCATGCCCCCGGCTCGGGCCCGTGCGATCGAGATCCTCGCGGAGGAGACGCTCGGGAAGGTGTCCGGGGTGCGGCCCGCCGCGCTGCGGGCCGTCACCGACGTCTACCAGCGGACCGTGGCGGACGCCGCGGCGGCGGTCGTCACCGGTGCTCAGACCCGGCGCGACGCGGCGCAGTCCGCGCTCGACCGGTTCGCCGGCCGCGGGCTGACGGCGTTCACGGACGCGTCGGGCCGGAACTGGACGATGGAGTCGTACACGGAGATGGCGATGCGCACCGGCGCCGGCCAGGCCGCCGTGCAGGGCCACGTCGACCAGCTGCAGGCCGCGGGCCTAGACCTCGTGATCGTGTCGGACGCCCCGCGGGAGTGCCCGCTGTGCGCTCCGTGGGAGGGCAAGGTGCTCTCGCTCGGCCGCGGCGTGACCGGGTCGATCTCGATCGAGTCCACGACGACAGGCCGCCCGGTCACGGTGCGCGTCGCCGGGACCCTCGACGAGGCGCGCCGGGCCGGGTTCCAGCACCCGAACTGCCGGCACTCGGTCAGCGCGTACCTGCCGGGCGCGACGCGGCGCACCGAGCCCCGCCAGGAGGCGGTCGGGTACGAGGCGCAGCAGCGCCAGCGGGCCATCGAGCGGAACATCCGCAGGTGGAAGACCCGCGAGGCCCTGGCACTCGACGACACCGCGGCCGCCACCGCACGCGCGCACGTCGCGCAGTGGCAGGCCGCGATGCGTGACCACCTGCGCGCGAACCCCGCCCTGAAGCGGCAGTCCGCGCGCGAGCAGATCGGATCCGCGCGCTAGTCGGTCTCGTCCCGCTCGACGTTGGGGTTCTGAACTTCGCGCCACCAGCCCGGACCGTAGACGCGGATCGTCTCGCGGTTGGTCTTCAGGTTGATCGTCAGCGCCCCCTGGTTCACGTCGATGTCCAGCGGCGACGAGATCGGCTCACCCTGCGGCCCATAGGCGTAGTACACGTCGAGCGACCGCGAAGTGGTCACCCACAGCACCACCGCTCCCGCCCGCGCGGGTGCCTTTCGGCTCTCGGTCACAGCACCACCGTCGATCAGGAAGTACCGCGTGACGATCGACTTCGTCGAGTCCGTCTCGGTCACCCCAGCGCTCATCGCGCGTCTCCTTCATCTCGCACCGGCCCGGCGCCGGTGTGTTGCCGCGCACAGTACGCGCGCGGTCCGACACCCAGACCGAGCCCAGGAGGCCGATCACCCATGTCCGAGCCCACGCCCGCCGCGTCCGCGGCCCCGGCCGAGCCGCAGCAGCCCGCCACCCCGGCCCCGCCCGCGCAGCCCGCGCCCACGCCGCAGCCGCCCGCGGCGCCGCCGGGGACCGACGAGCCGTGGGCCGACCCCGCGAAGGCCAAGGCCGAGATCGAGAAGCTGCGCCGCGAGGCGGGCGCCGCCCGGACCAACGCGAAGCAGCAGGCCGCCGACGACGCGCGCACCGAGCTCGCGCAGACCATCGGCAAGGCGCTCGGCCTCGTCCAGGGCGACGAGGCCCCCACGCCCGAGCGGCTGACGCAGACGCTCAGCTCCACCACCGACGAGCTGCGGCTCACGAAGGTCGAGCTCGCCGTGTTCCGCGCGGCGCCGACCCACCAGGGCGACGCGAACGCCCTCCTCGACTCCCGGACCTTCCTGGCGAAGGTCGCGGACCTGGACCCCGCCTCGGCGGACTTCCAGACCCAGGTGGACGCCGCCATCCGGCAGGCGGTCACCGACAACCCGAAGCTCAAGGCGGTCCAGGCGACCGGCGCGAGCGCTGTCGACCACGCCGGCGGGTCCGGCGAGGGCGCGATCTCGCCGGAGCAGTTCGCCGCCATGAAGCCGGCGGAGAAGAACGCGCTCTACGTCTCCAACCCGACCCTGTACCGCCAGCTCGCCGGCCGCTGAGGCCGGAGAACGGAGCGTCACCATGACGCAGACCC